TGGAGGGCGTCACGCACCATTCTTGCCTCCGTTAACCACAGCCAGGCTTGCGGCGCCCTTACCGGCCTTATTAAACGAGTCTGCCGCCATGTTCAGCTGCTCCGCTTGGACCTGCTTGGCCTGCGCATCAGCACGTTGTTGGCGAAGGTCTGCGACCTGCTTGTCCGTGAGCAGGGTCTTATACGACACATCGTACACGTCAGCCATAAAGTCAACCACGCCGTCGCCGTCGATCTTGTCAAGGATTTCCGGCTTAACAGCAGCTACTTGCGCGAGGGTCTCCATCATGCGCTGGAAGGCCATGACCTGCGTCATGCGCTGAGCCTTAGCCACTGGCGACACATAGTCAACCTTCAGCTCAACACCTGCTAGCTGCTGTGGAATCTCTCCGAAATAGCCCTTGCGCAGAAGAATGCCGAAGACGCGATCGATCAATGGGTCGAGGAACTCGGACTGCTGGCGACTAATTGCTGGAGCCATGAGGCGCATCTTTTCCTCAGTGCGCTGCATAACCTCAGTGGCCGTCATCTGTGGGCCTTCCTGCAAGTTCATCCAGTCAACGAAGAAGCTACGAATGATATGTTGCCGGCGTGAGTCAATCAGGTCGAAGCCAATATCTACGCGACCACGAGTTTCCAGCGGCCGAATCAACTGCTCTGGGTTGAGTGTCGAATTGTAGTAGTTGATACCACCTGGCGACGTCTTGATCGGAAGTAGGAAGCCCTCATCTGGCATCATAAGCGGCGGATCAACAATTTTCTGGGCCGCCACGATAATGGTCTTTGCCATGGCGTTAACCATGCGAATATCGGGCATGGCTGTCATTGCCGGGCTACGCCCATAGCGTTCGCCTGTCAGTTTGCTCCAGCGCGGTACCATAAACGGGAAGTCATGGTAGCCAGACTCGGCCAGCACCAACTTCTCCTGTGGGTACAGGTACCATGAGGCAAAGCGACGCGCCTTCGGAGACGCTGAACGCGGATCGAAGTCCTTACGTGGTGCCACGAAGTGGACGAAGTCATGCTTCTTCAGAGGGTGCTTGCGGGCCTCTTCTTGGAACTTAGCTGACGGAAAGTCAGGCCACAATTGAAGAGCTTGCCTGGCCTCAAGTTTAAACGTACGACCGATGGTGTCTACACGGCCGTAGGCATCCTCATCAATAACGCAGTCTGCCAGGTGATACGTACAGAAGCGCAGCGGCGCATTCACGTACTCTTCTTCAACGTACATGATGCCCGTGCCAAAGGCACCAAGGTCGAGATAGAGTTCGTGGGCTTGCGGATTGAAGTTCGTCTTCTGCGAGTTGAAGACCCCGAACATGATGTCCGTTGAGTTCTGCAACCAGCGCTGAACCTCATCATCCTCACTGAGGGAGTCTTCCATCTCCACAGGAAGCGCCAGCCTAAACCAGCGCTGCGTGGGACTCGTGAGGTACGAATGCAGCCCTGACGCCAGTTGCTCTAGCGCCCACGGTGCCGTGGAGTCATAGATCTTGTTCTGGAGTTCCTGACCCGGCGTACGTTCGTCGTAGAACGCGCCACGACGCGGCAACACTAGATCTGCAGCATCTTGCCAGAGGCGGTTCCAGTTCTGCTTTTCCTGCTTGAGCTCCTCCACGCGTTGGCAGAGGTCCCCAGCAATCTGCTGTTGATCGTTCATTTAGCCTCCCAGGAGGGTCTTGGTAGCGGTGCTTGCCGTGGACGTATCCCCAGTCGAGCCGGTAAGTACCGTTGAAGAACGGCCTGCGCGCAAGCGGTTCTTGTCACGCGCGCTAGCAGCAGCTTCTGCCGCAGCCTTGTCCGAAGCTGCCTGGTTCAGGGCTTTAGCCTCATTGGCGGCCTGTTCCTGAGCGTCACGTGCTTTGGACGCCGACTTCTTCTGTTGTTGCACAGAGTATGCCGTTGATGCCGCCGTTGCAGCAGCTGCGATGAGCATAGCCGTTGATGTAGCGATAGCCATGTTACAATCCTTTCACAAAAATGCGCTCAACTTGTTCGTAGCCCATGCGTGTATACATCTCTGCGACGGTGTCGGGCATGGACCCCTCTAGTAGAGCCATTGTTATTGCAACAGCCCCAACATCCTTTGCCCAGCGCTCGGCGGACCGATACAGCTGGATAGCAACTCGCGTGTGGCGGTAATCCTCATCGACGTACCAGAACAGTTCCTGGGCCAGGAGCTTTGTCTGAACAGTTTGCGATGGCGCAACCACCACCCCGATACCGCCTACGATCTTGTCCCCGTCCTCAGCAACCATGAAGAAGACGTTCGGTGCGCCAATCAGCTGGTCGAGCCCTTGTGTGCAATCGGCATCGTCACCCAGCACCTTTTTCCAGCCAGACAGGTCGAAGAACTGCCGCCCATACTTCTGGACGAATGGCCAATCCTCAATTGTTGCCTGCCGATAATTCATACCTACCTCCGATTATGACATTATACCATGACTGTTCTGCCCGTATTCGGAATTTTAATATCCCAACGGGTCATAGTTACTCTCTGTCTGGCGCGGCAGCTTAACGGCGTATTGCCGCTTTTCCTTGAACGCAACGGCCAGGTACCTGAACGCATCGGCCCCATGTGATGTCCAATCGTGGTCAGGCGAGTCATTATAGCACCGCATCTTGTCGTTCCAGCTCTTCTTATACTGGCGAAGAGCCTCGATCCCACGGTCACACTTCGACTGATCGAACCAGCATTTACCCAGGATGTTTCGCACGGCTTCTATACCATCCTGCACGGAAAGCTTTGGTACTGTGGTGAACTTGACTCCAAGGGCTGCCGCGACGTCCTTGCGGCTCTTGCCCACTGAGAAGTCGCGCACCTCAATATCATGCGGCGCGTAGTGCTTCCCGTACAGGTAGTTCTTCTCAGCAAGTATCTTCGCGTAGTGAACCATCCCCTCGCCACTATTCTCATAGTAGTCGATGATCCGGATCTCCATCCCTGAGACCTGGTAGAACCAGATAGACGTTGAGTCATGTGTACCCAAGTCCCAGGCTGTGTGGACTTCTAGTCGTGGCTCATAGGGGACTGTGCAGATGCGCGCCTCCTTGAGGGCCTTTTCCATCTGCGTACCATAGTACGACCCGACAAGTGCCGCATCGAACGAGCAATAGAACTCCTGCTGCGCCATCTCTTCGGGCATACCCGCAAGGCGCTCCTCCTCAATCACATCTACGCCAATTGCGTTTGTGTCCTCAATCGTGAGTGTCTGTGCAAACCACCGCGGATTGCGCTTTGCCATCTCCATAATCTCATGGCCGTGATTGCGACCCCGTGGCGTGTAGATAAAGAGAGCCCAACCGCCGTTCTCTGCCAGAATTGGCCGAATATAATCCCACGCGCGAGGGTCTTGTAGCGAGTACTCAGAGAACACACACCCGACGGGGTTTGCCCCCACCAGGCGGTCGACGTTATCAGTACCGACGACCTGCCAGATCGAGCCGTTCTCCAGCTCCAGTTTCATCTCCGTGTTGTTCTCCGACTTGATGGCCTCCTTAGGCCAAGCATCACGAAACGCCTTGCCCTCCTTCGTCCGGCCGTCCCAAACGATCTTCCGCCCCTGGTTATACGTAGGCAGTAGGTGCCAGTACAAGCCCGGTCTGGTAAACGCGGAGACAACCGTCCAATTCAGCGCCGTAGCGTCCTTGCCAGCGCGTCTGTGCCACACAGCAACGGCCCGCTTGCCACCCTTCTCTAGGTACGACCACAGCGGAATCTGGTACATCCGCGGCATCCAGTTGACTGGTACTTGTATGTTAGGCATTTGTCGCATCCTTACACATCGATGATCCCGTCCTCGTCAGTTTTCAGTTTCTCCACGTCGGTGCGCATGGCTTCAAGGGTTACGTTGTCCAGCTCCGTAACATCCTTCATCAGCTTGCGGGCCGCTTGATTGTCGAGCATCATCCGGCTACCTTGTAACTTGTCCAGCTGATCCGCCATGATCGCAGCCTGGTCCGGCATCACGTCAGAGAATCGCACGACGCTAAACGTCACGGAGGCCTTGACTTCCTTGTTGACGTCGAGAGACCGCTTCTTCGGATGGACGTACTGCGCAAGTTCCTTTGCTGCAGCCAACTGTTGATCGGCGTCCTCGGCCAGTTCACCGCTAGCAAACTTTGCCATAATACGGATTGGATCGACACCCTCCTCCTCCAGCGTATCGAGGATCGGCTTATTAACTAGTGGGTTACCCTGGCCGTTGTCGTAGTGCTTGGTCATGGTAGGATCCTCAAATGATTAGACTTCGGTTAATAGTCGCCTCCACTTCCTCTGCTGGGAACTTCTCCAGCGTACGGAGGTGCTGCAACAACTTGTCCAGGGGTTGAAAGCGCGCAACAAACGGATCGAGCCCACAATACACGCGCAAAGGGACTGCGAAGGCCTCAACCAGGTTTCCAACCTCCTTGGCGCTCGCCGAGCCGTTCATGTACTGTCGCGGAATGTTCAGTTTATATCGCCTTACGGGGGCGGGCGCACGCGTGGGGGCGCGATAGTAATTTGAACTGCAAGCCTTGCATGCGCCGCAGTACGTGATGACCTGGTGTCCCGCTACGCGCTTCGTGGATTTGTCGAACGCGGACAAGGGCTTCAGAGTCCCACATCGTACGCAGCGTCGGTCAGACATGGGCCAACTCCCGAGCTACACGCTTATTTGCATTGCGAACACGGTAATACTCCCGCGTGCACTCTTTGCAGTACGGGTTAGTCAGGTACGCGTAGAACTCCTCGTGAGGCTTAGTTTCCTTACAGCGGGGGCACTTGCGCGCTTCACCTTCCTTCTTCAGTGTAACAGTCATCGATACGCCAGTCATTTTCGTACTCCAGATTTACGCCGCTGAAAGTGTTTCTTCACAGCGTTTAGTTTCTTACGACTGCACTCCTTGCAGAAGTAGCCAAGGCCAGAGGCCCAGGTAAAATTAGTCTCAGCCTTCACCTCTCGGCACTGCGGGCACCGTTTTGTACCTTTGCCCTCTTTAAGTTGGGGTGTATCTGCGTGGGCTTGCTCGTGGACCCATCGCTTGAATGTTTGCGCGTCCATGTTAATACTCCATGCTTAGACAATATATTATACACTACTGGTTGCTGGTTGTATACGGAAATTGATCAACCAATGCCGCACCTCGTATACATATAGGCAAACCAAGGGAACAAGGTTGACTCATTCAGCATACGCGAGGTCTAGCCCTTGTAACTCAGGCGATCTTTCGGTATACTTATGCCAGTTTGTATTAGCAGCTCTAATTTTGGTTATAGGCAATATGACTCAATAATTGCCCCAATATATCCTAAGTATTTGACTTGATTATCTTTTTGTTGTCGATATTGGGAGTATTGTGTCTTTGACACCCAGTGAATAAAAAATTTTTTCTCCGTGGATATATATATAGACCTCAACCTTGCCACAGCATAAAGTGTAATTAAGTCAAATATTTAGGTGTCATTTAGTTTAGATGTAAGGTCAATAATTCGGCAATAAACTGCTATATGTGGTATATAAATCCGATATTACGTCCAATATCCTAGGTTAAACTGCTAATATATCTTATTAGACCTAACATGCTGTACATGCATAGAGCATCGCTATAGAAAGTCCTCGGCTACCCAACAGGTCTACTGTGATGGCTCTCCCTGGCTTAAGCGGAGTGTGAACGCCCCCGGCCCCACAGGGTGAAATTCCCGTTCACCAGGTGAAATGGATTCAAATGATAATGATTCTCATTCTCAATTACAACGGGCCAAGAACAGATGATAATGATTCTCATTTACCAGGCAGACATCCGCCAACTGATAATGATTATCATTCATGCTCGTTTCACGATGTGAGGATCTAGGCCAGATGATGGGGGAACGACGGGCCGCGATCCAAGAAGGTGATAATGAGAATCATTCTCAACAACCTGAGGTACTTCACTAAGATGATAATGATAATCATTCTCACTCAACCAAACAAGAGTCGCCTACCACAAACCAAGGCAAATGTACAATAACTTTTTTTAATCAAGTCAATAAAAATCTTTTATTGTACTTTTCCATTTTACGTGTTATAATCTAATCATGGTCAGGTAAATAACTTGATCAATCTGGCAGGATCAACCAGAGTCCTTTGGTCCAACGTGAGAAGGAGATCATCATGAAAACCATCGCCGAAGTGTTTGCCCAAGTTGGCATCAAAGTCAAAGAAGAGACGCTCGCTGAACTCGAGACTCTGCTGCAGGTGAAAACGCAACCGAAGGGTAGCAAAAAGTACATCTTCAATGGAGACGCGTTCCATGGCAAGACCCCGCTGCAAATGAAGCAAGCAGTCCTCGCCATCAAGGGCGCAGGTGAAGTTGACCTGAAGACCTGGGCAGAAAAGCTGCAGCGTTACGAAGGCTTCAAGACGCAGCAGCCTGTCGAACGCATCATCGCCTACTACAAGAAGCGGATGCTCGACGAAGGCCTCGTCCGCGAAGCCTAACAAGCTGGTGTGAGGTCCCGGGAAACCGGGCCTCCCTTTAATCCCTTGGTCTGCGCGCCGAAGGATTACAAGGAGGTCTGGGNNAATCGTGTTAATGGAGGTTAACATGGCATTAGTCCTTATCGCCTGCGTTATTGCAGGTACAGTCCTCGGTCACCGCGTCGCTGTCAGCTTAGGAGTAACATTATGAAAGCAATCATATTTAACGATGGAGAAATCGCTGTCTTTGGACAAACCGAAGAAGAACTTCTCGCAAAATTAGCCGACCTAGACGTAACAGAGATTGACGGCGACTGGTGGCGATATTTTGATGGGGAAGGCGGGCAACTGTTAGAAATTACCTATCAAGGAGAACTTATATGAGCGAGCAGGTTTACGTCATCACATAGCGGATGCTCGACGAAGGCCTCGCGGACGAGGCCTAACAAGCTAGTGTGAGGTCCCGGGAAACCGGGCCTCCCTTTAATCCCTTGGTCTGCGCGCCGAAGGATTACAAGGAGGTCTGGGCCAGCTGAGGGTTGGTTCACGCGTCCGAGATGCTATCGTGAGTGGCATCGCTCCGCCG